TGCTATCTCCAATGTAATTGATTCTGCACCTGGCGCACTAGATACATTGAATGAATTAGCGGCGGCATTGGGAGATGATGCAAACTTTTCGGGAACTGTAACAAACAGTCTCGCATTAAAAGCACCCCTTGCAAGCCCAACATTTACTGGAACTGTTACACTTCCTGCTGACACAGCTATTGGTACAGTATCATCTACTGAAATCGGATATCTTGACGGCGCAACAAGTGCTATTCAAACACAAATAGATACTTTAGATACAGATAAAGCAGATAAAGCAAGCCCAACATTTACTGGAACTGTTACACTTCCCGTTGATACAGCTATAGGAACTGTGTCTTCCACTGAAATCGGATATCTTGACGGTGTTACTAGTGCATTACAAACACAGATGGATGCAAAGGCGCCGCTTGCAAGTCCGGCTCTAACAGGAACACCTACTGCACCGACAGCGGCTGAAGGCACAGACACAACACAAATTGCAACTACAGAATATGTTCAAGCAGAGTTAGCCAAGCTGAGAAGCGAACTCTATGCATATACTGCAAGCTAATAGCAGGAGAAACTGATGGCATTGGCATCACGGCAAGATTTGAAAGATTACTGCTTGCGTAGGCTGGGTTTTCCTGTTATTGAAATTAATGTGGATGAAGACCAGATTGAAGACAGAATCGATGATGCTATTCAATTTTGGCAAGAGTATCATTTTGATGGCTCCGAAAGAGCATATGTAAAAAGACAGTTGACAGGTTCAGTTGTAAATCTCACTGCTAATCTTGCTAACAACTTTACTGTAGGGGAAACTATCACCGGTGGAACTTCTGGCGCAACTGCCAAAGTTGTAAGCACTGATGGCAGTCAAATTACAGTAGATAATGTTAGTAAAGAGTTTGTAGTTTCTGAAAGTGTAACAGGTAACCAATCAGGATACACTGCAAACACTTCATCTAGCGGTGCTTATACTAAAGGCGACTTAGAGAATGGTTACATTCCTATAGGGGATAATATTCTTGGCGTCACTAAACTGTTTAAGTTTGGAACTGTGTATGGCGCAAAGTCAGACGGTCTGTTTGATGTAGATTATCAATTTGCATTAAATGACATGTACAATCTTTTGAGTGCAGACTTAACTTATTACTCTCTTGTAAAAACTCATATGTCTACGCTTGAGAATATTTTTGTATCCGATAGACAAATAAGATTTAACAGAAAAACCAACAGACTATACATAGATACTGATTGGGACCAGACATTTGATGTCGGTGATTATGTTATTGCCGAAGCAATGGCTATGGTAGAAGGAACAGATTATACAGAAGTGTATGACGACATGTTTCTTAAAAAATACACCACTGCTCTTATCAAAAGACAGTGGGGAGAAAATATGAAAAAGTTTGGAGGTATACAATTGCCAGGGGGCGTCATTCTTAATGGTGACCAAATCTTCCAAGAAGCCGTAGCAGAAATACAGCAAATTGAGGAAGAAATGCAACTGAAGTATGAGTTGCCTCCCTCTTTTATGGTGGGATAAGTAATGCCCACGAATTTCTATTTTCAGAACGGCGACACATCAGGCACATCTTCTGAACAGCTCCTTGTTGAAGACCTAATTATAGAGTCTTTAAAAATCTATGGGCATGATGTTTATTACATGCCTAGAACTCTTGTCGATAGAGATACAATATTTGATGAAGACACTCTCAGTGAATTCACTCAATCATATCCATTAGAAATGTATATGGAAAATGTAGGAGGATTCGAGGGAGAGGGTGATTTGTTTTCTCGTTTCGGTCTTGAAACAAGAGATCAAGCATCATTCATTCTTTCTAGAAGAAGGTGGAACGAACTTGTAGATACTTCTGGTGGAGCATTTATTAATGACGGCACTCGTCCAGTAGAAGGCGACCTTCTATTCTTTCCTAAAACAAGGTCACTGTTTGAAATAAAGTATGTTGAGTTTCAGAATCCTTTCTATCAAGTAGGGAAACTTTACACCTTCAGACTTACTTGTGAGTTGTTTGAATATAGCTCTGAAGAAATTGAAACAGGTCTTTTGGAAATTGACCAGATTCAAGACGACAATTCTCTTGACCAGAAATTGTTTGAGATGTTAAAAGAAGATGGTGGTCGACTCTTGCTTGAGTCAGGTGGTTCCATCATCAAAGAAGATTTTGCTATCAAGCCAGCAGTAGCAGGAGACAATACTGACTTTGTTGATACAGAAACAGCAAGCGATATTTTAGATTTCTCTGAAGTTAATCCATTTGGTGAATTAGATGTTTAAAGGTCAACAGTTTTATCACGAACATGTGCGAAAAGCAATCATTGCTTTTGGAACCATATTTAATAACATCAACATAGTGAGAAAAAACTCCAGTGATGTTGAAGTACAGAGCCTTCGTGTACCTCTTGCATATTCTACAAAACAAAAATTCTTAACTAGAATTGAGAATCAGCCAACGGTAGAATCTCGTGGTGATGTTGCAATCATTCTTCCTAGAATGGGATTTGAAATTCTAGGATTGAATTATGATGCTACAAGAAAAATTTCTCCTATTCAGAAACATAGAAAAACAGATAGCTCGGATGCTCTCAAAGTAAAGAGCCAATTTGTATCTACACCCTATGATATGAATTTGTCTCTTTATATTTTTGCAAAGAATCAAGAAGATGGTTTACAAATATTAGAACAGATTCTTCCATATTTCAATCCTGATTTCAATATCACTCTAAATGATTTGCCTGAAATGGGTATCAAGAGAGATATTAAAATCGTATTAGATGGTATAGGATATGAAGATAATACTGCTGGTACATTTGCAGACAGACAAAGCATAGTTTGGACATTAAATTTTTCAATGAAATTAAATTTCTATGGTTATGTTGCAGATCAAGGAATTATAAGAGAAGCAATAACAACCATATATCAGAATCCAGAATTGGTTGGTGCGTATAGTAGACAGACATTCTCGATTGAAGAAGCAACAGCAACAGCAGTTGCAACTATTGCTGGCGGCTCCGTAGATGCAATAACACTAACTTATGAGGGTACTAAATATACAAGAGAGCCTACTGTTACTTTAGAAGGAAATGCAAGGGCTCACGCTATTATGGATGGTGATAAGATAAGCAGAATTGTTATTGATGATGCTGGTTCCGGTTATACTTCTGCGCCAACTGTGACTATAGACCCTCCTGATGATGGTAATCAAACTATAGATGATGCGTATAAATTTGTTGAGGAGTTTGACCAAACCTATGAATAATAAAGTATTTGATGCACTTGACAAAACATTTGGAACAATGACTAAAACCGAAGAAATAAAAAAACCTGTCATTACAGATGTTCCAAGAGGCGAACAATTAGAAGACGATTTTCAAGATGCTAGAGCCACACTCAAAAGAGCAATGGCATACAGTGAATCGGCTGTACAAAGCATTTTGGAAGTAGCACAGAACAGTGACAACCCTAGAGCATTTGAAGTTGCAGTACAGGCTATCAAATTAATGTCTGACCAAGCAAAAGATGTTATGGATGTACAAGAGAAAAAGCAAAAGATTGATACTGCCGATCCCAACAAACACACTCAGCGTATAGAAAATCAAACCAACATACTTTTTAATGGTAGCACTTCTGACTTACTTAAGGCTATACAAGCAGAAGAAGACAAAGTGATTGAGCATGAGCCTGAATCTGGAAAATAACGAAGCCACTTCTTATCACGGAAATCCAAATCTAAAGTCGATTGGTCATAAACATGACTGGACTAAAGAACAGGTTTCTGAATATAAGAAGTGTATGGATGATCCGATATACTTCATAGAAAACTATTGTAAAATAGTTACACTTGATAGTGGTCTGCAACCCTTCAAACTATACGAATGTCAGAAAGAAAAAGTCGATTTCATTATGAATAATCGCCGCTGTATTCTTATGGAAGGAAGACAGCAAGGAAAAACAGTTACATCTGCCGCATGTATTTTACATTATACTATTTTTCAAGATAGTAAAACAGTTGCTATTATGGCTAACAAAAGCAATGCGGCAAGAGAAGTTTTGGCTCGTTATCAGATTATGTATGAGAATCTTCCTATCTGGATGCAACAGGGCGTAAAGACTTGGAACAAGGGTGATGTTGATTTAGAGAATGGTTCGAGAGTATTTACTGCGGCGACAACTTCTTCTGGTATTCGTGGTAAGTCTGTAAACTGGCTATACATTGACGAAGCGGCGATCATTCCTAATAATGTTGCAGATCAATTTTTCACTTCTGTGTATCCTACTATTTCTGCTGGTGTGACAACAAAGATTCTGCTGACATCTACGCCACTTGGATACAATCACTTCTGGAAGTTTTGGAATGACGCTGAAGAAGGTCGTAATGGATTCAAGAATATGTTTATTCATTACAGTGAAATCCCAGGTAGGGATGAGGCGTGGGCAGAACAACAATTGCAACTTCTTGGAGAACTGAAGTACAACCAAGAGGTTCTGTGTGAATTTCTTGGGTCGTCTAATACACTTATCAATGGAAAAACGCTTGCAACACTTAGCTCTAAGCCAACAATATATGAGAAAGATGGTTTAGATGTGTATGAAGAACCTCAAAAAGATAAATATTATGTTCTAACAGCAGATGTTTCTAGAGGTATAGGAGGAGATTTTTCAGCATTTACAGTAATAGATGTTACTGAAATGCCTTACAGATTGGTTGCTAAGTATAAGCATAACAAAATCTCTCCTCTTTTATATCCTAATATCATTACAAAGGTGGCATCGGATTATATAATGCATTTGTTCTGGTAGAAGCGAATGATATAGGACAACAAGTACTAGATATCTTGCATCAAGAAAATGAATATGAAAATATTTTTACAACGGTCACTGAAAACGGAAGACAGTATATAACTCCCGGTTTTGGTAAAACTGCTCGTTTAGGTGTGACAACATCAAAAGCAGTAAAGCGACAAGGATGTTTTAGTTTTAAGAGTTTGATGGAAGAAAGTAAACTCTTAATATTTGACCAAGATATTATACAGGAACTCTCAACTTTCATAGAAAGAGGTGGTACTTATCAGGCAGATGAAGGTTACCATGATGACCTAGTCATGTGTCTAGTATTGTTTGGATGGGTAACATCCAATACATTCTTCTCAGATTTGACAAATGTTAATGTAAGAGAGGGGATTTATAACTCAGAAATGAGAGCAATTGAGAATGATTTGACTCCGTTTGGATATATTGAAGATGGTCAGGAGCAAGAAATGGAAGTCATGGGCGGTGATGTTTGGTTATTTGATGAGTCTAAAATAAGAGATTTATAAATAAACACAGTGATACACTATAAGAAACAACGCTAACTAAATTCGAGGAGAATAATATGGCTTTTCAGCTTTCCCCTGGCGTTCTCGTACAGGAACAAGATGCCTCTAATGTGGTCCCCGCAGTTGCTACAACTATCGGTGGCTTTGTTGGAGATTTTAATTGGGGTCCTGCTAGAGAGATTGTTACAGTTGAAAACGAAAATCAGCTAGTAGCACGATTTGGCAAACCCAACGATACAACAGCACAAGACTTTATGACCGCATCCAGTTTCTTGGCATATGGTTCGGCTCTTAAAGTAGTCCGAGAAGTCGGAACGGGTGTAAACGCAACCGCAGACGGCACTGGACTTTTAATTCGCAACGATGATGAATACGAAGCATCCTACATTAACGGACAAGGTTCTGTTGGTGTTTGGGCTGGAAGATTTGCAGGTGCTCTAGGAAACTCTCTTAAAGTTTCTATGGCAGACTTGACATCTTACGGCACTACTTCAGTTGCTTCTATCGCAGTAACAGCGGGCGGCAGTGGATATACATCGGCACCTACTGTGACTGTAGCCGACCCGAATACAGGTAGCGTAGTAGCACTTGCTACAGCAACACTTACTGGCGATGCGGTGTCTGCTATTACTGTTA